ATCTCTGCCATTCTTCCACCACTTTCTGCTCTATTTACGATTATTTGGGTAGGTATCCGTATTTGGGAAACCGATACAGTCCAAGAGTTAACAGGTCGGAAGCGTAGGCGCGATGATAAAGGCCGATTCGTCAAGGATGATGACTAATGTTGCAAGCACTGTTAGGGCCGATAGCAGGGTTAGCAAAGACATGGATGACCAATCGCCATGAGCAGTCTCAAGCCAAACATCAGGCAAAAATGCAAGTCATCAGTAACACAGCCACCTGGGAAGAAAAGATGGCTGAGGCCAGTGCTAGTAGCTGGAAAGACGAGTTTTGGACGCTTGTATTGGCGGTTCCACTCTTTTGCTTGGGTTACAGCGTTATTGTTGATGACCCCGCTATTCTTCAGCGCGTTTCTAACAGTTTTTCTGCTTTGGATAATCTTCCAGACTGGTATCAGTATCTATTATTTCTTGCGGTATCTGCGTCATTTGGAATCCGTGGTGCTGATAAGCTGATGAAGCTGAGGGCCAAGTAATGGCAGAGTTATTTGTTGCGTCTGAAGAGCTAGTAGATAAAGGCAATGAAATTATCAAGCTCTACAACAAGTATCTAGGCCGCGATCCCTTGCAGGGCGGCTTAGATGGCTGGCTTGCGACAGGTCAAAGCATTGAGCAGATTGAGCAGGGCATAGCCAACTCTCAAGAAGCCGCTGTATTTCAAACATATAACGAGACTGTTGGCCGTGATCCGACAATGGAAGAGCGGGACTATTTCGTAAATGTAAACCCTGCACCTATTGAGGCTGTCGAAGAAACTTTGTCTAACACAGTAGAAGGGCAAGAGTTTCAAACTCAACAGCAGCTAGATCAAACAGATATGTTGGCTGACACAACGGCTGATGACACAACAGTAGATTCAGCAGATGACACAACGGCTGATGATATTGCGGATGACACTGCGGTTGATAATTTAGTTGCAACAGAAGTGGATAGCGGCGCGGCTGATGATGCATCTGCCGACACAGCGGCCAACACTTTCAACAACATTTTGAACACTGTGCAAAATCTTCAAGACGAAACAGAGCCAGAATTTCCTACTGCTGATACGGGTCAGTTTGGGGACATGATTGATGCTTCTGCAACCTTTGCTGACGCCAATCAAACACTAGGCGTTAATGAAGCGCAGTGGTCTGAATTTGTTGATGAAGTGAACGAGATTAAAGCGCAGATGAATGCGTTTGAGGGCAATGAAGCTCGCGTTATGCAAGATCGAAGCATACCTGATGCTCTTTTAGATCGACGCACTGCTGTATTGCTTAATCAAAATCCCGGCATGACTGCTGATGAGGCAAGAGCGGAGGCTGAGGCCAGCCCTGAATATCAGGACATGGTAGCCACTAATCAACAATACGAGGCATTGCAAACTCAACTTAACCAAGCGTATGCGTCTGTTGGCTTAGACCCAGCGGGACGTATTACAGGCAGTAGTGTAAGCACTCCTACCGGATCGATTAATTTTGATTTAAACACAGGTGAAATTACGGTTTACACCAAGCCTACGACCGGCGCTGTGATTAAAGGCTTGGCTACTGCGGCGGCCACAGCGGGTCTTGGTTCGGCGTTAGCGCCGTATTTAGGATCAACCGCATTAGGAAAGGCTGGTGCCGGGGCAATATCTAATGCAGCGGGACAGTTGGCTGTTACGGGGAAAATTGATCCTTTATCTGCCTTGGCTAGTGGAGTAACGGCTGGCATAAACCCTGGCGGGATGCTCGCAGAAAACTTTGGTCAAGCAACAACAATAGGCAAAAATATAGTTCCGTCTAATGTTGTAGGTGGTTTTGTACAAGGCGCTACAAATGAGTTGGTTAGCAATGCTATTACTGAAGGAAACCTTGATATAGAAGGCGCGGTAGTTAGTGGCTTAATAGGCGCTGGAATTAATGCCGCATCAGATTTATTGAGTGACGCAAGTAACAATTCCATAGAAGCTGAAATGAAGCGTATTCAGGATGATAGGGCTGTTAAAAGACTAAACGATCCAACGCTGCCCGTGCTGACCGATGACCAACTGTATGCAGCAGCTTTGACTAATGCACAGGTGGGTGTATCCGACTTAGGCGGTTTAGTAGGCGAAGGTGGGTTGCTTCCCTTTATTGAGCCTGTAAGCACTAAAGGAATAAACAACTTGTTGGGCGGTGGCGCATTTAAGGCATTAGAGGTGTTTATTGGTCCTGACGGTAAAGAATATACAGACCTAGAAGTTTTAGCAGGAGCCGCTGGTGAAGGTATTAGTCCCGCTGACATAGTTTCCGGTAATGTTGAGGGTTGGACAAGTGGCGTAATAACGCAACAAAACACAATCCTCGGAGACGCTGTTGATTTTGCCAAAGAAAACATTCCAGGTGTTGACCAAGCAGCAGGGGTTGTAAGCGGACTACTAGATGCAGCAGCAGCAGCTGAATTTAAAAACACATATGGCGCTACCGCAGAAGAGTTTCTTGCGTCAGGAACTTCATTTGAAGAAATACAACGAATGATTTCGTATGGTCCTCTTGACGAGATGTACAACTTTGCTGTCAACCCAAGAGGAACTTCACAAATAGTAGGTACTTTGTCCAGTATTCCGGGTTTGTACTCTACGGGTGCTAACAACCCATTTTTAGATTACTCAAGCGAAATAGGAGATTCTGCTTCTACAATCTTAGGAGTAAATGTCGGAAAAGATGCTTTACCAGACGCCCTTCCTATAACTAATCTTCAGGAGGATGCAGCAACAGCAGCAGCAAAGGCAGCAGGTAACGTAGCTATTGTTAACTTATCTGGCACAGAGACTGCTATATCAGCCAGTACTGTTTTACCGGGAGCTAACACAACAATTGCTGATGCTATTTTGAATGGCTTTATTGATGGCGTGTTGGTTGATACTACTAACAATACCTCAACTGTTAGCTCTAACGGAGAAACCGTTACTCAAACTTTAGATGCTGGAGCAGCTGATACTGTATCTAATGTTATTAACAACACAAACACAACAAAAAAATTAGACAGTGGTGATAGCGGTTTAGGCCTTTTTAATAACCTTTTGGGTACTACTGCCGGCGTAGCTAACACCGGCGTAGCTAGCACTGGTGTAAACACCGATACAACAACGGCAGATACTGTTGTAAACAACACTGCTACGTTAGGAGCAAAAACACAGGATAGTGTCGTAGATGGAACAAAAACTTTAACAACTGTTGTTGTAGATCCCACTAAGGTAGATAAAACAAGCGATACCGTTGTAGACAGTACTACTACTTTAGGGACAAAAACACAGGATAGTGTTGTAGATGGGACAAGCACTTTAGATAATGTTGTTGTAGATCCCACTAAAACAGATGCAACAAGCGATACTATTGTAGACAGCAATACTACTCTAGGCACAAGCGATACTGTTGTAGATGGCACTACTATTTTAGGAACAAGAACACAGGACACTGTCGTAGATGGAACAAGCACTTTAGATACTGTCATTGTGGACCCCAAAAAATTGGATACAACAACTGACACTGTTGTAGACAATACAAAAACTTTAACAACTGTTGTAGATCCTATTAAAATTGCGGAGGGAATTACTCCAGAAACTATTGTTTTTCCCGAAACTGTTTTGCCTCCGACAACTGTTTTGCCAGGTATTGACCCAAGAGTGCTGACTCCATTGATGCCGCAACCAGCTACGGTTCAGCAGTCTTTTGATCCGTTAACCCAGCGGTCTATTCGTATTCAGGCTCCACAAATTCAGCCAGTGCAGATAGCACCCACGGACGCAAGAAAAGAACTAGATAATCAGTTGGCAAGATTATTGAATGACCCTCAAAGCCAGCGTAAACAGTCTTTATTTGGAGGGCTTGTTTGATGACATATTTAAACCTAGTCAACGGAGTATTGCGGCGTCTCAGAGAAGACGAAGTAAGTAACGTATCGGAAAGCACCTACAGCAAGATGGTGGGTGACTATGTAAATGATGCCAAAGACCTTGTAGAAACTGCATGGGATTGGTCGCCATTACGAAATACCCTGACGATTACTACCTCAAATGGTGACAACCTTTATTCCTTAACCGGAAGCCGCAATGAAGGCAAGGTTCTTAACTTTATTAACGATACTTCTAATTGTTTAATTGAGTATCAGACCCAGAACTGGTTTGACGATAAGGACTTTATTCAAGAAGCTGTTACAGGCTCGCCCAAGAACTTTACTTATGCTGGTGTTGATGGCAGTGGTGATACCCAAGTCAAGCTATATCCAACACCGGATCAGGCATATACCTTAAAGGTTCGCGTAGTTTTAAGAAATGTAGAGTTGTCAGCAGATTCGGATACGCTTGCAATACCCAGTGGTCCTGTTTTGCACATGGCAATAGCCTTGTTATCAAGGGAGCGGGGTGAGACGGGCGGTACGTCTACTGCTGAATACTTTGCAATTGCTGATAGGCATTTGTCTGATGCGATTGCCTTGGATGCCCAGAAACATCCAGAAGAGACAATCTTCTACACACCGTAGGATAGGTTATGGCACAGCCGTTACGCAGCATTGAT